AGATTGCTCTTGGGTCTTCTATCCACCCAGACCATATTGACATTTTCCATCGTTCAAGTCATGATGGTCTTCTGAATTGGTGGCAACAGAATGGTGCCAATGTTGAACTGGATGCTTTAATGTCTTATGACCCGTACTACGGTCGGGTATCCGAACCAGAAAAGCAACCTACTTGACAAATTTCAATTCTTGGGATAGTATAAATACTTAACCTTTTGTAAATTGTTACAGAAGGTAACAACGAAGACAAGTCGAGTCTTCTATCATCTGTGGGTAATATAATTCCACAAGTAAAAATAACGAGGTTTTAAAAGAATGATTAAGTCAATTTTCGCAGCAACTGCTGCTCTTACCGTATCTGCTGGTGCAGCCGTTGCAGGACCCTACGTAAACGTAGAAACAAATGCTGGTTGGACTGGAGATGACTACACTGGTTCAACTACTGACATCCACGTAGGATACGAGGGTGCTCTCGGTGACACTGGTGCTTCATACTACGTTCAGGGTGGCCCTGCGATCGTTGCTGTGGATGGCGTTGACACTGATACCCAGTTCTCTGGTAAAGCAGGTGTTGGCGTACCCGTTTCCGATGCACTCGGAGTCTATGGTGAAGTATCATTTTTGACCGCAGACGACTCTGACGACCTGGGTGTAGGTGGTAAACTGGGATTGAAGTACAACTTCTGATCTGAATAGACAATTAATATCTAGATGCTATACTGGGGGTGCTACAGCACTCCCTTTTTTTATGCTTAAAAAAATTCTGCTTTCACCAATTACTCATATTAATTTAATGTTAGTGGGTATTTTAGTTTTTATTGGAGTTCTGCATGAATATACCCACCATGCCATGGAGGTAGATGTGCATGGGTATGTCAAGCAATTCTGTAGAGCTAATGAAGAGAAATGTAAGTCGATGCTTTCAGACTATTGAAATCTAAAGAAAAGGACTTGACAGAAATTGTAACAATACTATATAATGTGTAAAGATTCGCAACATAACTTAAATGACTGTAACTACCAACGAATTCGGACAAACAAATATGTGGGCAAAAGAACCACGTATGGTTGTAGAAAACTACAATCGTAAAGGTCTCGATTCTCCACAACAATACGTTGAAAAGTACAACGGTCGTTGGGCGATGATGGGAATCGTTAGTGGGTTGCTTTCTTACGCAATCACTGGTAAACTGTTCTTTGGTATCTTTTGACCCTAAGACAGGTAACCTATGACTTTTCAAATTACTCTCCGTCAACCTGATGGCACCGAGACTGTAGTACCGTGTAATGACGACCAATACATTCTTGATGCTGCTGATGAAGCAGGTGTTGACATGAACTACTCTTGCCGTGCTGGTGCATGTTCCTCTTGTTGTGGTAAAGTGGTTTCAGGAACAGTAAATCAGGAAGACCAATCCTTCCTTGATGACGACCAAATTGAAGCAGGATTTGTACTAACTTGTGTAGCATATCCTACATCAGACTGTGTTATTCTTACTGAGCAGGAAGAGGAACTCTACTAGACTGTGGTTCCGTCCCCTATCGTTATGAAGGTGAGTATTTGAATAGTATGCCTAATCCGAATCAACTGTATGAAGACATGCAGAAACTCGATGACTTATACAACGAGTTAATGTGGCATTATGATGATGAACTTCAGTTCACTCATGATGGTGAAAAAATTATTATCACAAACAAAACCTTAGAGGAAAAAAAATGAAAGACTTCTTTAACGAAAAAGCAGAAAATCTTAATGGCAGACTTGCAATGGTTGGATTCATTGCTGGTGTAGGTGCATATCTAACCACAGGACAACTCATTCCTGGTCTTTGGTGATGGGATTTATAGCAGTAGCATTGCTGTTGCTGATTCCAATTGCCGCGGCAGCAAAAAATTCATGACATACGACATAGTTTTGCTACAAACACTTCTGTTTCTTATCACACCGTTCTTTGTAATGCTCGCATTAAGTGACAATGAAGACGATGACGGACCACCTGATGGTGGTATTATGACTCCTGCGTATAACCCAATTTGATATGAATCACATTATTGAACAACTGACTGAATACATTAAAACTCTTGAGTGGGAAGATGGTGAAGACATCACAGTAGAGATTGGTGGTACATCAGTTTCTGGTATTGATGTCGGTGAAGTCTACAATAAAAAGTGGCAGTCACCTAAAGGCACACGCAAGTATAATAAAGATGCGTTCATCGTCATTAAGAATCAGTCTCGTAGGGACTTAAGTAAGTCTTTACCTAATCCTGAACTCAAAGCACATCATCTTAAGACTGATAAAGAACTTGCTGCTGAGATTAAGCGAGAAGATGATGCAAAAAATTATGATACCTACAGTAAATAGTAATGATTGAACTTTTGACGCAAACTGAGTTTTCCTGGGCAGCAAATCACACGATTGCTGAGTTCTTAGCAGGATATGTATTCGGTGCTGCACTTATTATTGGAGCACCTAGTGTCTTTCTCTTTATCACCTTTATGTCTGCCATTCAGAATACAAAGGGAAGACAGGTTGGGTACAAAGACTATAGGGATTACGGTCCTTCTATATGCTACGAACCTAAACTTAAAGTTGATAGAGAACCAATAAAGGTACAAATTTCTGGACATATGTGAGGATAATCAAACAGAAAAAAGATACTGCTCTATATAAGGCAGTATCTTTTTTTGTATGCCAAAGAATAACATGAGTAAAGATGAGTTGAATAATAAAGTATTAAAGTTGAAAAATACACTATACAACGGTACTTACGAAGGAGCATCTGAAGAATGGTTTAACGGTGCTCACCATGCACTTAATAAGGTTTTGGACCTCATACAGGAATATCGATACTAAATAGTAAAATCCGATATCGGATAAACCACCCAAGGAGAGTTCTGTGAAGTATACTATTATGATGTAGAATTCTTTGTTGGAAACCATTCAAACGGTATGACGCATTTAACCAGAGATGTGCTTATTAAGTCGATAGTTGCTCAAGAAGTTCGGGAACTTAAAGGTGATGACTATCTGACAGCACTCAAAAATCTCTATCATAAATGGGAACACGTATCTAGTGATGACCTGTGTGCCCGATATAACGAAATCCAGAAAACCCATATAAGTACAGAAGAATTGAAACCATAAACCCCTTGACAAACCCCCTGAGGTCCGTTACCATATGGAGGTGTCTGAGATTTATACTATATGATTAAGACTTTAACTACAATCGCAATACTTGCTACTACGTGTACTGCATCAACAGTGAAAGCTGATGTTCCAGTTACTGAGAAACCTGTAGCTATTGAAGTTAAGCCTTTTTATAATACTTGGGAATGCCCCACATGCAGTCCTAACGAACAGTATGTCCTTGAAAAACTTCAAGAAAAGACCAAAATTAGAGACCGAAATGCAATTGCAACGATCCTGGGAAACATTAAATCGGAGAGCAACTTCCATCCCAACATATGCGAGGGAGGGGCTAGAATTCCTTATGGGGATTGCCATCGGGGTGGGTATGGCCTTATTCAGTGGACCAGCGTAAACCGATATAATAATCTTGGTAAGTTTGCAGTTAATTATGGTTATGACCCGTCTACATTGGAAGGCCAGACTGCATTCCTGATTAACGAATCCATTTTCCAGAAAGTTCTCCCAGAATTTGAAGGACATGGATATAGCATCAGTCAATACATGGTTCCTGCATTCTATTGGTTGGGTTGGGGAATCAAAGGTTACAGAGAAGTTTACGCACATGAATACCACGCAAAACTTGTTCAAGCATGATTGAAGCAATCAAAAGAAAAGTAAAGCAAGTGTTTGAAACACAGACAACTCTTCTTCAGAAGAAAGCAGGAACTTTCAATGAAGAAAAAATAGAGTGTGCAATTGATGAGAACATTGTTGATTGTGGTGAAATGGATAGTCCTCCTTACATTGGTGTTCCTGCACCTGCATATCTAGAGGAGGACTCTTGGTTTGATATTACTCCTCCTGTTTATACAGAAAAACAGAGAGATTATATGGAGCAAGAGACTATTGTTAAGATGCAGGAAGAAATGCAACACACTGAGATAACTTGCGAGTCTGAAAACATTCATCAACAAATGTATGAGATTGCAACCAAAAACTGGAACACTGTAGGTGAAACCCAAGGTGGTTCTGAAAACTTCCAGGAAGGACCTGGTGGTTGGAGTTCTGGAACTGGGTATCAGGGGCAATTTAAATGACATCATCGTCAGATTGGCGTTACAGTGATGCCCGAATGCTTGTAAGAGAACAAGCACTTAAAGTACTGATGGCAAAATTTGGTAGTCAAATGGTAGACGGGGTGCCTAAATACCCTCAGAATACAATTTACGAATGTGCCCATGACTGGGTATCCCAAGGACATACGAACACATCAGGAATTGTAAAATACTATGAGGCTTATTATTCATGAAAATCTTTCTTGCTGCCCTGGCTGCTGCGGCAGCGGTTGCCCTACCTGCCCTTTCAGACCCCCAAGGTGAACGAGGTGAAATTGTTAAGGGGTTTCATACTTATGATTCGATGGGTTGTATGCTCCTAAGAGAATGCACCGAAGATGTCAACAAAGTCGAAAGTATCGCAAGCATTGCTGATTATTATCCCGATAGTGATTTTACTGGTGTTGCTGACGAGTTTCACGGAATGCTCCTTGCCCTTGAGCAGGTCGGAGTTAATGTGTTTCTAGCAGACTCAAAGTATTTCCCAATAGGACACCGTGGTGTTTATCATACTGTTGGTAACAACTTTTTTCTGAACACTGCATTTATGCATCGTCCACATGTACTCATGAGTGTGATGCGTCATGAGGGATGGCACGCTGCACAGGATTGTATGGCAGGAACCATTGAGAACAGCATGATTGCTATCATCATGGATGAGGAGGAGGTTCCTCAGATTTGGCAGGACATTGCTTCAAAAACATATCAATTCCAACCATCTGCAATTCCATGGGAGAAAGAAGCATTCTGGGCAGGTAAGACTGAAGGAATGACCATGAAAGCACTTCAGAGTTGTGCTGCGGGAACTATGTGGACTGACTACGATCCAACACCTATGACCCGTGAATGGTTAGTCGAAAACGGATATCTCGATAAATAAAAGTGCCTTGCCCTCTATAAAATGCCTGAAGCAAGAAATGCTATGGTAAAGAAAGAGGAAACCAAAAAGGAAAACAAATTTGAATGGGCTGATGAGGGGGTTTCTACCCTAGTGAGAGTTGTTATATTGGGATGGTCAGCATCTATACTGACCCTTAATTATGTAACTGTTCCTGGTATTCCTCAGAAAAATATCGATCCAACTTTTATAGCCAGTGTGTTCACTGGAACTTTAGCGACTTTTGGAGTCATGCCTGCTAAGAAGAAGGATGAAGATAAAGGACCTGTTCAGGAGAAAGAAAAAACAACCAAGTGAATGAATCTATGAACCTTTGATAATGAAATTTACTGATGTATCTTTGAATCATAGAATCTATAAAGCACATGATGTTTTAACTTCATCCGATAATGCTTTGATGCTGGATGAGTTTACTTATAATAGATGGGTGTTCTCCAAAAGGGAAGAACACCATCAGGGTACAACTTATCCAACTAGAGGTTACCTAGTAACAAAAAACTCTGATGAAGGTAATATTATTGGATATAACTACCAGTTCATAAAAATTGCAGTAGACTTACAGTATAGATTGCAACGTCTAATAAAAAGACCTTTAGAGTTGCATAGAATCAATACTAATATACAATACTTCGGTATGGAATCTACTTTTCATGTAGATTCCTTTAAATCGAATTCTTGGTCTTTTGTTTATTTTATTGGACCTAATTGGGATGCAAATTGGGGTGGAGAATTTTGTGTATATACTGGTGAAGATTATCTGTATTTGCCATATATACCTAACACAGGTGTACTTTTTCCCGCATCGTTAGAGCACATGGGAAAATCTCCAACCAGATTGTGTCATCGACCAAGACTCTCCGTTGCTTTTGTTTATAATGAACTTAATTCTTCGACCACTTGATAATGTAAACGACCCCGTATGGAGTGTCATTATTTCCCTCGTCATTCTATTGGCGGGGGTTTTATATTATGTTGTCTATATACTAAGTATGGCAAACAATGAATTGAAAGATGTCAGACCAAATCAATCAGAAGGATGCGAGCCAGGACAAGGAGATAGCACTCCTGACACATCGAATTGAAGATGCTGAAAAAATGGCAGAAGAACTTCGTGACCGTGTTCGTAAACTGGAAAAATGGGTTTGGGGTGCAGGTGCAGTGATTACTGCTGCGATTACATTAATTGGCTTTATATCTGCAGTAGAATCCAAAGAGGTAGATTATGGGAGCAATGACACCCCCCAGCAGGAAGTCGTGTTACAACTTCCGAGTAG